CTCACGAACATCCACCGGAAAACCCTCTTGCCACTGCTTAGCTACAAGGTCATAGTATCGGCACTTACCCGACTCTTTGTTGACCGTAGAGCTCGGGACGTAACCAGAATTAGGGAGTTGGGCAGTCATATCTCGTATACCTCAGTAAACAGGATTAAAGGAAGTTATAGTGCAACATGCCCTACAACAAAAACCACCCCCACACACTAGGCGCAGGGGTGGCTGAGGCGAAGCGCCTTAGTTCTGGAACATCTTCGTGAGACGGCCCGATGCGGTGATCGAGGGAGAGGTACCCGCAACAACCGTATAGAGTCGAACATAACGGTAAACAGTCCCGTTAAACTCATTCCGCCAAGGTAGGATGTATCGGCCCACTACGTCATCTTTATCAGAATCAGTAAGCTTAGTCTCCTTAGCGCCCAAGTGTAGTTGGAGGCCCTCCTGGATATTAGCAGCAGTACCGAAACCTGAGTCATTCGAGAACTGCAGGACAAGGGTGTAGGCTTCATCATTTGCAGAAATCTTGAGGGCCGAGACTTCTAGAAGCAAATCACCCATACAAACGGCTTGACCCTCAGTCTTATGGCCTCGGACAACACCGCCCGCACCATTACCGCCCAGGTCAATGATCGTACCGGCAGTACCTGAAGCAGTAATGGCGGCCGACGCTTGGATATCAAGAAGAGTATCGACAGTGCGAGAGTTTACGCTCTGTGGCATTTTAGCATTCCTTATTAAAAGGTTGAGTTAGATTCAATTTCAACTAGCCGAGACTAGGTTGGGTTAAAACAAACCCAGGAACTACAAGATCACCGATTAGGCAACCACGGCACCGTCTTTGATACCGTTCAAACGAGCCGCGGCTCGAGGGTGGTACAGGGCGATGCCCGAGTACCACTCGATTCGAGTACGTTCAGTGGCTTGCTGTCAAGTTCACCAAGGTCACGGGCATCGATGCCGCCGTTTTCAATACCGGTGAGGACACCGTCACCAAAAGACATGCAGTAGACAGAGGTACCAACGTTAGAGCCCCCGCCGGGGTTCGCTTCGTTGAATGCCAGGGTAGCATACAAGTCCGCGTTCTTATCAGCGACCAAGATGGTGAGGTCATTGTACTGAGTAACGGGTCGGCCAAACTCATCCTTAGAATAAGTAAGGTAGCCCGATACGCCCGTCGAACGAGTTGACTGGGTCAGTCGACGACGCATAGCCTTGGACATCAAGAGGTACTGGGGGTCATCGACCGAATCGATCAACTCATCGAGTTTACTAAGAGACAGGACATCACCGCCCGAGGCAGATCCTTGGGAGATCAGTTGGTTGCCCGTAAGACGGGTCTGGAGGCCGTCAAACTCCTTGGCGTTAGTTGTAGAGTCACCCTTAATGAAGACATTGCTCCATCGGTGGGCTAGCGCCTTAATCTTCATCGACTCTTGAATGGCACGCTGGTTGGCGCCAGTAGTCTGGGTAATAAAGCGGTCTACATCGATATCGCCACCTGCGATAGTGAGGGTCTCAGTCTGCGGGTTGATAACACCCGTTGACTCAGTGTAGCCTTCATTCACACCGCGGAAACCGACACCTGGGAGAGCGTCCTCACGGTCGTATCGAAGAGCATTACCAGGAATGCCAGAAAAGGGGAGAACTCGTAGAATATCCGAGGTCTGGGCGTAGAGTTCGATAACGCCTTGTTTGTGGACGTCGCCAGTGTTGCGCTTGGCAGCTTCGAGGAGCGTAAGTGCCATGGAGGATCTCCGTGTGTTAATCCCCAACGTCCATCACCTACAAACTACCCACTCTTGTGAGAGTGAGCGTAGGCTAATTTCTCAGTTGGGGAAAGTTTTGATGTGTCCAGCCCAGAACCACTCTGAGTGAACGTACTTTGAGACGAACCCGATCCGCCGGGGGCGTCACTCGCGAAAGCGGGCTTAAAACGGTCATCCGCCTTGAAGATGCCCACAAGCTCAGAAATATCCATTGGATCCGTATTACCCGTCTTGAGTGAGATACGAAAGTTACTGGGCCCAGGGTTGTTAGTATCAAGAACACGAGCTACGGGCTTGGTTTCACCGTTAGTTCCCTTGACCCACTCAACCGCGGTTTGTCCCTTGATGTGGTGCAGCAAAAAGTCCGGGTTGCCACCCTCTTTAAGAATTGCCGCCCGAGCGGCATTATCAACCACCAACGTCTCAATAGTCTGGTTACGGCCATCAAGCTGAGTTTGCAAGCCCGTGTTATCAGCTTCCAAAGCCTTCTTGATCTCAGCAATCTGGGAGTCGACTTGGGCCTTGATTTTGCCTTTAACATCATCTCCCACTTTTTCCAGGGCTTCAAGCTTCTGTTGAAGCTCTTGCACCTTCTGTGGGGTAAGATCCCCGTACCCATCGAGCGAAGTCTTAAACTGGGTTCGCTCATTACGAGCATTGCCCAGTGAGTTCTTCAACCCAGTGACATTTTCGAGCGACCAGCCCGAAGCATGTGGGGTAACGTCAAGCACAAACTTACCTTCAAGACCTTCTTCGGCAGTCCCAGGACGGTATTCTGAATGCACCGCTTCAGCTACACTGCCCAGGTTATCAAGCACCGCTTGCATTGCCATAACAACTATCTCCTTGCTGAGCACCGCTCAGCCACGTAGGTATGCGGGCACCGCCCGCGATCGCCTCGATCCCACCATGGGACGAGTGCCGTCATTTTGATCGATTACTTGGTTAGAGTCAGACTACTCTTTGGATCAGCCCTGTCGCTGATCCCCTGGCCCTGATCGAGCTAGTAATTGCTTTTGTCGAGACTCAGCCTCTCCGCGCTTAATACTACGCTGTAACTCAGTCTCAGCCCTTTCTGCAGCTTCTTCAGCCCCCAGCTTAGTAAGTTCTGCTACATCATGGTGGGGAGCGATAACCCCCCGGCGCTGGATCTCATAAAGAAAGACTTCAGTAGGGATCTTACCAAGCATTGCAGCATTAAGTAAGAATTCATTTTCATTAGAGTCACCCGTAACAAAGAAGTCTTTATAGATCTTAACCTGAAAGTCATCAGGTAGGGAAACACTTTTACTGGAGTACCACTTAGCAGCCAAGTGGAATGCTTTTTCTAGACCCTTCTCGAGGCGAGTAATCCACATCTGTAGGATGGTCATACCCTTCGATTCGCTCGCCGAGATTCCAGTCGCAGTAACATCCTGTGCTCTCTCGATGAGCGGTTGAAGGCCAAGAACCTCCATCCGACCCTCAATCGCTTGTAAATCCTTCTCGCCCGCATCAATGATCGCGGGATCATACGTGACATACTTAAGGTCGGCTTTTTCATTGGATGTCAAGTAAGCCTGGGTGGGGCTTACCACAATACCTTGGTCAACCTGTTCTCGCGAGAACCCCCGACCAAACAGGATACCAATTCGAGCGAACTTCAGGATGTTTCGGTGGTCAGATGACGATTGCCAGTGCAGTACGTTCTGCTCTGCAAGCTTAGTCATCGGGGGACGAGCACCTCCGTCTTTCTTCTTATTCCACTGGATTGTTTGGAAGGGTACCCCCGGACCTACAAAATCGTGAATTCCACTCTTTATCTGGGTAAAGGATTCACCCGAGCTATCATCGGGATTCTCACGCCACAGTTCCCACGTACCCTTACTGCCCGCCCCGGCCTCGTTAATCACTCGGATGTACTGTACTACGTTTGTACCGTACTCCCCACTAGGCTCCTTATGGAATTCCGCAAACCTGACTTGAGAATAGACGGTTTCGCCCGTAGATGTTACTCGCTCTCGCCCTTCAATAAATCGAGAGGCCTCAACATGGACGAAATAAGGCCTAATCTTGCGTTGCTCCTCGTCTGCCACTGAGAGGGGACCTTCAATGGCGGGAGTATCAATAAAAAGGTGGGTAATTCCATACTTCTCGAGGTCTCGGAACATATCCTCAGCGAGTTCGTGTAGACTAGTGCCTGATCGGTCCACGTCACTAACCATCGACTTGAGCTTTTCGGGAAGGTCTCCCTTAATCGACACGGGTACACTAAACGGCCGGGCCGCATGTTTTTCCAACGTGTCTGAGAGGCCTTCATAGAGAAATGTCCTTCTAAGGCGTGAGTTATAGGTTTTCGTGGCCTCTCTTTCTTCCCGGGGTAGCCATCGCTCAGAGACATGCCTCATCTGAGCAGTACCCCCCAGCAAGTCATCAATAATAACCCACTCTTTCTCCATCTCTATCTGTCTTCGACCCTTCTCCCACACTTGAGTACTTGTGCTGTCTTGTGACGGGGGAACCACCGCTCGGGGGATGGCAGCACCCGAGGTTGATGCAGAAGTGAGAGGCGAAGTCATGGGGCTACCTACTGGGTGCTAGAGTAATTTAGGTCAAAGACCTAGACTTTCGGTGAGAAAGTCCAGGTGTGGGGGTTGCTACAAGACAGTTGAAAACAGCAAGGACACCGCCCGCTGGGTTGCTTTACGAATCGCTTGTTGAACATGCTGCTCGGCTTTATCAGCAGTAAGC